TTTCCAGAAATCATTGAGGCTAGGCGCATAGCCATAGTGTGTGCATTGGTATCTGCTGAGATGTATAGGCAAGGCACCCTCATCTTCAACGCTAGTGCGATAGCAAGTGTCGACTTACCTACACCAGGTGTACCTGCGAGCATAGATACTTCTGACCTACGAAATATAATTTTGTTTGCATCAAATGTTTTGAAACAACTAGGCAGTGGTTCTCCGCCAATGTCCTGTCGTCCTACGCTTCTTACTAAAGTTCTCACTACATCTCCTGTCTTAAGTTGGAAGAGGGGCAATCACCTTCCCCGTCTGACTACCCCTCCACCAATTCTTATAGCATTTCTTCTTGTATTAGTTCACGGGTTTGCACTGGTCTGGCGTTCCCTGCGGTGTCGGACAAGCCCAGAATGCGTAAGGCTTCCCGTTGGTCTTGCTCACTCCCTGTCGGAAGATGCGTGCTCCGTGTACGCAAGTCGGTGTAGACATCCCTGCTGGCCCTACGGAAGGACTCTGCACCTGGGTTGCTACGAAGGATGGCGCTGGCGCGGTGTCTTGAGTTGAACCGCCAGTCGCTAAAGGGAGTACTGTGTAAGCAGCAGCAACCGCCTTAGACGTAGCAGCAATCTGATGTGAATAGTCTGCAATGCCTTCAAGCATTACGCTAAGTTCATCTGCTGTGTTGGCACGAATGTTAATCAAGTCACCATTAGGAGACTTAACTGATACTTGCAACTTCCAGTTTTCTGTTGTCATTTCTTTTCCTTTGTGAATTGGCAATGTGCTGTGAGTCCACAGAAATTGCACGATTGTAGGTTCGGTAGAAATATACCAGCCTTGCGTGCCTTGTCAAAGCCATCAACAAAGTATTCAAGTGTGTCCAGAGTATATCTACTTAGGTCAATCATCTCTCCTGTCCCCGACTCACGAGACATCCAGTAGTTTCCTAGATTGACTTCTGCTCCTATCATCTGTTCGACTCCTACTTTGTAGAAGCCTAACTGAAGGTCAGAGGTTGGGCGTGTGCGTGATGTCTTTAAGTCAACGATAACTAACTTACCATCTACCTCAAAGATTCTGTCAATGAACATCTTCACTGGCACACCAGCAATGACTGGGTTTAACTCCAGTTCGATAGCACGTGCACCCTGTGGTGTTGTCCAGATTTTCCAATTAGGATTGTTCTTGCGCCACTTGATGTAGTTGTCTACCCAAGCAGAACCTTGTTCGTTCCACCAGTGAGCATCTTCCCTATTAGGATTTGCTTTAGTGGACTTGCCTGCAACTCGTGCAGTCTTGAGGTCTAAGCCTTCGGTTTCTTTCTTCCAAGCCTTAGCCCATAGTTCATTCGTTGTCATAGTCGTACAACTCCGTTGCGTAGTGGAATGCACGGCCACCTGCTGACCAGATGGATGGTTCCTCTGGAACCTGTAGTAATCTGCCTAGGTAATACTGATAACCACAGGTCAGATAGGTTGTGAACGCTGAGTAACTGATGTGCTCAGGTAAGGTGTAATCGTCTAACTTAATCAAGGTTATCTTCTACAAAGTCAGTTAGGTCTTCTAAGTCTTTGCGAAGTTCTTCAATCAGAATTGTTATCTCATCAATCTCAGATAACAAGATGTTGATTAAAGAGTCAAGAGTTTCCGTCTTGATTCTTTTCTTAAATGGGTTGAGCATTTTATCCTCCGTCTAGTAAGTTGTTAGATAGTACCCCTGTCAAGGACAGGAGGGTACTTAAAACAAGAGTACTATCTAAATCTATTATAGTATATAATAATAATTATATATATTATATAAGGCGCTCCGCGCCTATATATATTATTTATATGTTATTATATAACTAATTATACACAGACAGGATGCCTAATGCAGAACGACACGCCGACTTTTCCCAACTGGTTTGATAGCCAGAAGTATAACTTTGAGAACCATCTGACTAAGTTCAAGGGCAAGCCTAACCTCAAGTTTCTACAGGTCGGAGCATACACAGGCGATGCTAGTGAGTGGCTACTGTCCAAGATTCTTCTTGACCAGTCATCAACCCTGACCGATGTAGATACTTGGCAAGGTAGCGATGAGCGTGAGCACAAGGCTATGGACTTTAGTGCAGTCTATGGGATTTACCTCAACCGAATGGACAAGTACGAGAACGTAATGTCTATCAAGGGTGACTCATCCTATGTGCTACCTAACCTCAAGGAGCAGTACGACTTCATCTACATAGACGGTGACCATACCGAGAAGGCTGTCTATCGTGATGCCATTGATGCTTGGCCGCTACTTAAGACCGAAGGCATCCTTGCTTTTGATGACTACCTCTGGGGTGATGATGTCCACCCATCCCTTCGCCCCAAACTTGCGATAGATAGATTCCTTGAAGAGAAGCAGGGTGAGTACGTTCTACTGAGCCAGGACTATCAGGTGTGGGTCCAGAAGAAATGAGAAAAAGACCCCCACTCCTAGGTAAGTACCTAGAGGTGAGGGTCTTCGTGTCTCTACGGGGCTGCTAAGGCCCTATTTGAGGGTGTTTACTTCTTGCTTCCAATGCCAAATTCCTTGGCCTTAGGGTCTAGTGCCTTCCAGAGTGGGGCAATGAACGCTGATGCGAAAGCATATGCCAGTGTCTTTGGGTCTGTTACTCCTGCTGCGTACAAAGCCACCACTGATGGGACTGCTGCACGTGCGTAGGTAGTTGCCATAGCAACGAGTTTGGTTGTATTCATTTTTCTCCTTATGACTTGAAGACTGGCTTACCGAATCCCACAACTGTCACAGCCTGTGACTTGCGGAACTTGGAACCATTCTTCTTCTTGTAGGCACGCACCTTGAGGCAGACTTGGCCTCCGTTGCGCTGGTCACCCTTCTTATCTGGGGCAGTGTTGCCTTCGATACAGGTAACTGTTCCGTCTCCGTTGTCCTTGACTACAATCCCTACGTGAGAGATGCGGTCAACGCCATCGTTCGGAAAGTCAAAGAACACCACGTCTCCTGGTAGAGGAATTGCTTCCTCTGCCTTCTCCCATTGGTTCTTCTTCATAAAGGCTGTTGCTCCTGCCACTGTAGATACACAGTTAGGAATCTTCAAGCCCACTTCATTAGCACACCAGTTAACAAAAGAACCGCACCAAGGTAGGAAGTTTGCTTTTGTAAATGCGCCGTACTTTGTTTCATTGTCCTTCGGACCTTCAATTACACCTAGTTCGCCTTCGGCTACCTTGATGAAGTCTAGTCTCTGTCCCATTTACTCACTCGCTTTCTTGTCAACCTTGGCAAAGGCTGCGTTGATTTCCTCTGATGTCAGGCTTCCATCTGCTAGGTAGAAGCGAGCAAGTGCTTCAAGTACACGTGCTGCACCTAGTGCGCCAGCCAGTACTGCTGCCTGCCATACTTCAATTCCAACTAGGGAACCTGCTCCGATAACTCCGAGAGATTCTGCTGCGATGACAGCAAAAATTCTCATCATTACATTCTTAAATGTGTCCATTATTCGTCCTTCATATTTCGGATGTTGAGTGTGATAGACCAGACCGCAAGGGTTGCAATGATTGCGTAGCCCACCACTGTCTTAGCCGAACCTTCTAATACCACCCAGGCTACGAACATTCCTAAGAGTGTCCATAGTTGGTTGGCAATATCTGAGATGAACTTCTTCATATGTTTCTCCTGTATGCTGCGAGGGCAGCAGATGCTGCTGCTTGAGTGGCTATGTTTCCTGCAATTACTGCAGCGATTACTACCTTCTCTGATTGCTCACGTACCTCAGGTGACATATCTGCACCGATGTTTCCGAGGGCCATTAAGACTTGTCCAGGGTCGGTGAATATCTCTGCTAAAAGTTCTGCTGGGTTTTCAAGTAGTTGAAGTGCTATGACAACTTCAGCAGTAAGTACTACACCGTTCTCCAGTTCAACTGGCGTGTCTGGTGCTAGTGATGAAAGGTCTGTCGTATCATTGAGAACAACAACAGTTGGCTCAGTGATAGGAGGTTCAGGTTGAATAATTTCTGGCGTAGGCTCTGGCTCTGTAGGCACAACCTCAGGCTCAAGTGGCTCTGGTTCTGTTACAACAGGAGGTTCGGGAGCGGGTTCTGGAGCGACTTCAGGTTCTGGCTCTACAACTGGAGACTCAGGTTCTTCGACCACTGGTTCTTCTACAACTGGCTCATCTACTTCAGGAATCTGAAGGCCAGGTTCATCAATGTTATCTACCGTAGGTTCTGGCTCAGGCTCTGGTATAGGGTCTGGGATAGGTTCAGGTAATGGTTCTGGCTTTGGCGTTGGTGGCGGTACCACTACTGGCTCTGGTTGTATTACTGGTTCTGGCTCAGGTAAAGGAGTAACTTCTGGTGTTGGAATTGATTCTACTGTTTGGGTATCCACCGTTGATGTTTCTGTTGGTAGCACAGGTGTTGCAGAATCGGAAGTTGAAGTCTGAGTATCAGAAGTCACAGAAGATGTCTCTTGTGTGGCAGTCTGAGTATCGGAACTTACGGTTGGAGAATCTACGACTGTTGTACTATCAGAAGTTGGGGCAGTCACAGTCTCTTCAGCAGTCACAGTCTCCGAAACAGTTGGAGTCTCAGACTGAACGGTCTCAGTTTCAGGATTGGGACTTACAACAGGGGTAGGAACTACGCCATTGTAATAACCAGTAGCACTATCAGGAAGATTATCACTAACGTAAACATTGAATCCTGGTGGTGTATAACCGCCTTCACAGAATAATCTAGGGATGTAACCTCTATCAGCAAAGAATTGGTTAGAGTTATCCCAACCAATTTGAAATGTCTGTTGAGTTCCATCCTGCTTAGCACAAGTTACATCAGCGTAGGCTGTTCCTGCGTAGGCTTGAGGGTAAAGTAGGAATGTAGTTCCAATTAAAATAAATAATACTGCGAACTTACTTGCTTTCTTTCTCGCATAAGAGGAGATAGATTTGGTCAACTCGTTGTTCCAATCGGTTCACTTGGTCTTTCACGGAACCGCCCCCATTTGGTTTT